GCCGTACGTCATCGAGGCTACTACTGCCCGTGATGCCTTTTTGGCATCCGGTGTGGTGCAGCCCATGGCTGAGCTGAATGCTACCGAGGGTGGTGACACGATCCAAATTCCCTTTTACAAGGCAAACCTGACTGGTGACTTTGAAGTGCTGTCTGACAGCACCTCGTTGACCCCTGGCAAAATCACTGCTGACAAACAAATTGGCGTAATTTTGCATCGTGGGCGTGCCTTTGAAAGCCGTGACCTAGCCGCTCTGGCTGCTGGTTCTGACCCAATGGCTGCTATCGGCGCCAAGGTGGCTGATTATGTGGCCAACCAACGCCAGAAGGATCTGATCAAAACCCTTGAAGGTGTCTTCGGCGCCTTGACTGGTTCTGACAGCCCTGCCTTCTCTGCTCTGCGTTTTGATACCAGCGGCATGACTGCCCTTGGCCCCCGTCAGGTGGCAAAGGCTCGTAGCCTGCTCGGTGATCAAGGCGACAAGCTGACTGCCGTTGCCCTTCATAGTGCCGTTTACTATGATTTAGTTGAGCGCAAAGCCATTGACTACGTGACCAATACGGAAGCACGTGGCGGCGGTACTGTTGCAACCACTAACATCGCTCCGGTGTTTGCTGGCAGCATCGCTGGCGCTTATGGCGGTGACAACTCAGTTCCCACGTATATGGGCCTCAGGGTAATTGTTTCGGACGATCTGACCCCTACCAGCACCAACTATCCGGTGTATTTCTTCACCGCTGGCGCTATCGCCTCTGGTGAGCAGATGGGACTGCAGACTGAAACTGACCGTGACATCCTCGCCAAGAGTGATGCCATGTCAATCGACCTGCACTATGTTTATCACCCCGTCGGCGCCAAATGGGGCGGCAGTGCTAACCCGACTCAAGCTCAGCTTGCAACGGTTGGTAACTGGACAAAAGTGTACGAAACCAAGAACATTGGTATCGTGCGCGGTTCTGTCACTTCCAACTTCTGAGGTAACTAGCCATGGCTTCCGTATTTGAAGCAGTCGCCGGTAAGGCGATTGGTTATCCCGAAGGTCTTGGTGGCGCTGTCACCCAAGGCACCAGCAAGGCAACTGGGGTCACCCTCAACAAGCCTGCTGGCGAAATCACCACTCATGATGCCTCTCTTGCTGGTGGCGCTGAAGTGAGCTTCGTTGTGACCAACTCTTTTGTTGGCATCAATGATGTTCCCGTGGTGGCAATCCAATCAGGTGCATCCACTGGTACCTATGTGGCCAGCGTTAGTGCTGTTGCTGCTGGTTCGTTCACTGTCACATTGTCAAACCTCGGCACAACCGCAGGCGAGGCACTGTTGTTGAACTACGCCATCATCAAGGGCGCTGAGGCCTGATCATGGGTCTATTTGCCTTTCGCAGGCAACGTGAACGTGAGGCTGCCTCTACGGAGGTGGCCTCTCTTTCCATTGCAGAGCCAACACCTACACTAGAAGCACAGGAGCCGCCCGCTGATGGCAATAACAATCGACGCAACGGTGGGCGACGCAAACGCCAACTCATACCTGACGCTGAATAATGCGCAGGCCATTATTGATGGCTTTGTGCAGGATGCTGATGTGACCGCTTGGGCAAGTGCTACCACTGACCAGAAGAACAGAGCATTGTTCACGGCAACGCAACGGCTAGACCGCGAACGGTTCCTTGGCGCACGTGTTACGGATACGCAAGCGCTGCAGTGGCCGCGTACTGGTGTACGCAAGCCTGATACCTACATCAACACCTACGCGGTTGGTTTTCCGTTTCGCATCACCACAGACTACTTTGCGGATGATGAAATCCCGCAGCAGGTCAAGTACGCGCAGGTTGTGCTGGCTGTTTACCTAAACAACAACACAGACGGCTTGGGCTTAAGTGGGTTAGAGGATTACAAGAACGTAAAGATCGGCAGCATTGATGTGACGCCTAATCTTGGTTATGGTGCTGTTGGTGCCGATAAGGTGCCACCACTGATGGAACGGTATCTGACCGGCCTTAGAATTAGTGGACCAGGAAACTTTGCTGTTCGCAGATCATGAGCGACTACGCAGGCGCTGAATACATCAGCGATACATCAGCCCACACTGGCCGCTTCTGCGAGATCGTAGCGCTTGAGGATTCAGTGATTGCCACACTGGTGACAAAGGACTGGACCGGCAATGCAACTACCTCAGTGCCTTTGAAGGCCACAGGTGAAATCAAGGGTATCTTTACCAGCATCACTCTTGCCAGTGGCAAGGTCGCCGCGTATAAGGTCTGATCATGAGTTACTCAGCTGTTTATGGTATTGATTACGCCAAGGGCGCTGATCTACTCACTGGCACTACAACACATACAGGGCGCTGGTGTGCATTGCAATTTACCAGCAGCTCACAGATCGATGCCATCTCATCCAATTGGACTGGCACCACTCTTGCCAACCATCAGTTTGACTCCGGCACCATTATTTACGGTGTGTTCACAAGTGTAAAGCTAAAGAATGGTCATTGCGCCGCCTATAAGCTCTGATGGCACTTGCTAGCCCGCTACGGAAGGTTGCCAGTAAGTTGATGGCAAAGTTTGGCGGTACGGCAACAATTCGCACGGTAACACCTAGCGCTTACAACACCAGCACCGGCGCCATTACTGAAACCACAAGCGATACTGTTGTGCGTGGTGTGCTAGAAGATGTCAACCTGCGCGAAGTGAATGACCTGATCCAGGCTGGCGATAAGCGACTGACTATTGCAGCAGCAGATGTTGCAAATGCACCTACGACGGCTGCCCGTGTGCTAATTAGTAATGTGACGCATCAAGTGATCCAAGTGCAGACTATCGAACAGGACAACACCGCAATCACTTACGAGCTGATCCTGAGGGCATAATGGCACGCACCATCCGGGTTGCTGATATTGGCGACTACGCCAGCCAGCAGATGGAAAAGTTGCTACGTGTTGCGGTGTTTGAAACTGATGCTCGCCTAAAAGCCGCCAGCCCTGTTGATACTGGGCGCTTTCGTGCTAGCTGGCAAGTGGGCGAGAATGCTGCTAGCTTTTACGATGCTGGTCCACAACAAGAGGCAACAGGCGCATTTAAGGAACAGTCAAAACCACCCGGTAAGCCACAACCTCCGCCGCTGCGCAAAATGAACTACGGGCAGGAGCGCGTCGGCAACATCTACAGCGTTCACAACAACCTGCCGTATGCGGAACCGCTTGCCAATGGCAGCAGCAAGCAAGCCCCTGCAGGCTGGGTGCAAGGCATCGCTAAGGACATTCAAGGCTTTGTCCGCGTCAACGCTGACCGCATCGGGAGGGAATCATGAGCAGCACTTACAATGATGTCCGCGCTGCGATTGAAGGGCGCATTGCAACGCAGATGGCGGTAAATCCTGCGTATCCGGTGAGCTACCAGAACGTACCGTTCACGCCGCCTAACAACACGCCATGGGTGCAGGTGTTCATCCGCTTTGGCGACAACAACTACGCCACGCTACTGCCAACAGGTGGTGTTGGCTTTAACCGCCAAACCGGCACGCTGGTCGTCAATGTCTTCACACCGCAAGGTCAAGGGGCTGCTGCAAACTTCACCATTGCCGAGCGACTCAAGGACTTATTTGACCGCGTGAAGCTATCGAGCATCATCTTTGACGCAGCATCAGGGCCAGCGCAGGTGACACCAGCGGCACCTGAGGCTTACTACCAAACGCAAACGACGATTACCTTCGATGCCTATTTAGACTGACGCAGCCACTACCGTTCACACAATGGCCGTCACTGTTCTGTCCGGTACATCCGGCGCTCTCTACTACAAACCTGCTGGAACCACCGGAACATTCGGTGAGTCTGGTGTCAATGTTGCTACCGACACCATCACCATCGAGCAGTACCTCAACCTCAAAGCTGGCGATCCAGTTCAATTTTCAGTTGTTAACAGCCAAACCGGCGGCGCCGGCTCCGGCACCTTGCCTGCTGGCATCGCTGCTGCCACCACCTACTTTGTACTGACCTACACCGCCGCCACTGGTGCGCTTACCGTATCAGCAACGCTTGGCGGC